AGCGTGACAAATGACACACGTTCGCTGGTGTTGGTAGGAAACTGTGTGTCATCCACCACTGGCACAGTTGCTACCGCTCACTGACACAGTTGCTACCGCTACTCCCCTGAATCCTGTGTCACTCCCAGTGCTCTCTCTCCCCCATACGTACTTATGTCCTGTCTTCAGGGTCTCGGGGGCGCTGTCGGGGGACCCCGAATATCCATGCACCAAGATTCATAAAGATTCTTCCCCAGCGTTTGGATAGGGTCGGGTGGCGTGTGGGACAGTGGTGATCAGTGGGGGGCGCACGGTGCGCCTCCCCTGAACCCTGAGGAGGGTCCCCATGTCCAGCAAGCGCACACTCACCTGCCCACTGCCCGACGGCACGGTCGCCACTCGGACGACCGCTCGCACCTACTCCCACGTCTTCGCCTCCTTCAACGGCGAGCGCTGGGGGGCAATCGCATGGGCCGGTCGCCTCGACCTCGCCTTCAACCAGCGCTCACGCTGGGAGCACCTAGTGCATCGCAACCCCGAGGCACGCCTCGCCATCATCGAGATCGAGACCGGCAAGGTCGTCTGGGAGCATGAGGGCCACATCAGGGTCGCCAAGCCCGAGCCGGTCGCTCCGGTCGCCAAGCCCGAGCCTGCTCCGGTGCCGAGCGCTCCTCGGGAGCCGAAGCCCAGCAGGGCGTTCAAGACCCCCAGCGACGTTCAGTGGATCGCCGTCATGGGTCTCCAGCCGGGAATCGTCCAAGTGAGGGGTCATCGGGGGGCGCTCCAGCATGTCGCCAACGTCCTCGTCGAGGACGGCGTGACCGAGCGCCGTGTTCGCAACGCCCTCGACGGCTGGGAGCACCTCGACGAACTGCTCACCCTCATGGACGAGATCACCATCGACTCCTGATCCCCCAGCCCAGCCCCGTCGGGGGGCACCGCCGAGTTCGACTCTCGGCTGGGCACTGCGGTCAACCCCGACCGCTCCCTGAGACCTGAGGAGGTCCCCATGTCCACTGTTCATCCCCACGCCGACGAGATCGTCGAGGCCATCCGTGACCACGCCAAGGTTGGTCGCTACACCTGCTCGGTCATCGACGAGTGCTACTCCGACAAGGAACTCGTCGAGGAGTTCGGCTGGACCGAGTCGGGCAAGCCTCGCACCGTGGCCGGTGCCGTCCGTCAGGCCGTCGCCAGCCACAACGACTGGGCCGGTCACTTCGACGACATCGCCGCAACGGCGTGGTGATCATGCTCGTCGCCCTGCTCTACTTCATCCCCGTCAGCCTCACGGCCATCGCCGTGTTCGTCTCCCTCTGGAGGAACCCATGAACCCTGTCACCGACCGCCAGCGACTCTTCATCGCCAACCTCTGCGCCGAGCGCTCCGTCGCCCTCGGCTCGACTCACGCCAACGTGCTCGCCATGCCCTGCAACACCAGCAGGGAGGCCAGCGCCCTGATCAACGTGCTCCAGACGGTGCCCCGTGATCCTCAGCCCGAGGACAACGACCTCAAGGCCGAGGTCGAGGCCCTCCGTCAGGCCCTGCCGACGCTCGATCCTCGGGACATGGCCTTCGCCTCGTCCCTGATCCAGCAGTACGACAAGCGTGGCTCACTGTCCGACAAACAGCGCCCTCACGTCGTGCGCCTCGCCCAGCCGAAGCAGGCTCCCCAGTGCGACCCCCAGACGGGGGACGTGGTCGCCGTGGGCGACGACGTGATCATGATCGTCGCTGGGAAGAGCGGTCGCCCCTACGGCAAGCGCCTCGTCGAGGGGCGCTGGACCTACGAGTCCGGCCTGATCCAGCGTGCCCAGCAGGGTGCGATCCTCAAGGGCGAGGCCCTCGCTCGGATCGCCTCCGAGTACGGCCACGCCACGGGCGTGTGCATGTTCTGCGCCCGTGACCTCACCGACGAGCGCTCCATCGAGGTCGGCTACGGTCCGGTCTGCGCCGGTCACCACGACCTCCCTTGGGGTCAGACGACAGCCGTCTGATACCCTCCCCATACCCATACACACCGAGTCCTAAGGAGGACCAACCATGACCACCCTTGCTGACCTGCTCGCTGGCTCCGCTCCAGCGCCAACCACCATCGGCACCTCGATCACTCCGGTCGATCTCGCCCTGCCCCTGCTCGATTTCCAGCAGGAGGCCGTGGCCCACGCCCTGCGTGACACGGCCAATAGCCCGTGGGCGTACCTCGCCCTCGACATGGGCCTCGGCAAGACCCCGTGCGGTATCGCCGTGCTCGCCAGCGCCAACGCCGTCGGGATCACCACCGGCCTCGTGGTCGTGCCCCCGAGCCTCCGCACCAACTGGGTTCGGGAGTTCGCCAAGTTCGCACCGTGGCTCGACGTGGCCGTGCTCTCGGGCACCAAGGTCACCGAGGTGCCCGATGCCGACGTGCTCGTGATCGGTGACAGCACCGTGGCCCACTGGGCCGAGGCCCTGACCGGTCGAGTCGGTGCCGTCGTCGTCGACGAGGCTCACCGCCACAAGAACGGCAAGAGCAAGCGTGCCAAGGCCCTCGCCATGATCGCTGGCTCCGTCGCCGGTCCTCGGGTCCTGCTCTCGGGCACCCCGACCCCCAACGGTCGCCACATCGAACTCGCCTCGCAAATCGACGTGCTCGGTGCTGGGGCGTGGCGTGACCTCGGTGGCAAGGGCCTCTTCTGGAACCGCTACTGCCCGAAGACGGACGCATGGGGTGGCCGTGGCAACGACCACGGTGCCGAACTCCACGATGCCCTCGTCGGCTCGTTCATGATGCGCCGTCGTCGGGACGAGGTCATCGACCTCCCCAACAAGGGGCGCTCGGGTCTCTCGCTGGAGTGCCTCGGCAAGCCTGCCCGTGACTACGTCATGGCCGAGAACGACCTGATCAACTGGCTCTCCGAGGAGGGTCGGAACACTCAGGGTGCCGAGCGTGCCGAGGCTCTCGTTCGACTCACGACGCTCCGTCGCCTCGCTGGCGAGGCCAAGGTCAAGTCAGCGGTCGAGCACGCCTCCGAGGTCCTCGACGAGCAGGAGGGCGGTCTCTTCATCGTGGCCGAGCACGCCGACGTGATGGATCGCCTGCTCCTCGGTCTCGCCAAGTACAACCCCGTCGCCATTCGGGGTGGCATGACCGATGCCCAGAAGACCGAGGCCGTCGATGCCTTCACCTCGGGTCAGTCCCGAGTGCTCGTCGGCCAGATCATCTCGGCTGGCGTTGGCCTCACGCTCCACGGCAACGGTCTCAACCACCGAGTGCTCGTGGTCCAACTCCCGTGGACTCCTGCCGACCTCCGTCAGGCCGAGGATCGTCTCCACCGGATCGGCCAGACCAACGACGTGGAGGTCGAGATCGCCCTCGCCCACATCGAGGGTCGCTGGACCATCGACGAGCGTCTCTTCGGGATGCTGGAGAGCAAGAACTTCGCCAGTGGCGAGGTGATCGACGGGGAGGGTGACTGCCTCCTCGGTGACATGGTCGAGGGCATCCTCGACTCGTACCGCTGACCGACGGGGAGGGGGGCAACCCCCTCCCCCCAACCGTTTGGCTAGGGTCCAGTGACCTATGAGACACTGGTCTTAGTCGCCCATACCAACCCATACCAACCCTGAGGAGGGAACATGACCACATACACCACCGAAGGCCACCGCTACCCCCACATGACCCTCGTGGACGAGGAAGGGGTCACGGTCCACTACGACCTGTGCGACCGCTGTGCCACCGTCCTCACCGACGAGGGCGTGATCGACGGGGTCGAGATGACCTGCCCCGAAGTCGATTACGACGAGGGCTATCGTTGCGACCGTTGCAACCTCCGCATCTCGTTGTCGTGACCAGCGTGGGGGGCGCAAGCCCCCCACCACCAACCAACCCACCAACCCACGGGAGACCAACATGACCAGCACCTACAACCACGAGGCTGTCGAACTCAGCCTCTACATCGACAACGACTCCACCTCGTACCAGCAGGTCCAGCAGGCGTTCGCCACCATCGGCAAGCACGTGCGCCGAGGCGAGTACGACTCGGTTCGGGCCGTCGCCTTCATCGAGGCCGTCGTCGGGCAGTGCGCCCGTCGCTACTGCAAGGAGTTCGCCAGCCCCAGCGATCGCTGGTGGAGCATCTTCGACGTGCCCACCCGTCGTGCGGTGGCCGAGGCCCTCGTCGACGACTACGAGGAGCAGGAGGGCCTGCGATGAGCGTGCTCCACGAGACCCAGCAGATCGGGACGCTCGCCGTCACGATCACGGCCACGGCCAACTCGACCGTCATGAACATCGAGGGCGAGTCCGAGGCGGTGCGAGACATCGCCCTGATCAAGAGTCGAGACTGCCCGACGCTCGCCGTCATCAGTTGGAAGGCTCGCAACGGCTCGGTGTCGATCTGGGAGTACGAGGGTGGGAGCATCGACCTCGCCCTCATCACCCTCGGCTCGACCCAGAGCATGGGCAAGACCGCCCACTTCATCAAGCGCACGTTCCCCAACAGCACCGCTGTCGGGTGACTCGCCCACTGTCACACCCATCTGATAGCAATATCCCAGCAACCCATACCAAGACCTGAGGAGGTCACCATGAAAGCCAAGCACCTGACCCGTGGACTCACCGTCCAGATCACCAGCGGTCCCTTTGAGGGCCACCTCGCTTCCGTCGTCAGCCCCGACGTGGCTCCCGATGGAACCGAGCACCAGCGCAAGGTCCTCGTCGCCATCGAGGGCCTCGGTCCCAACGGCAGTGCCCACGAGACGTGGGTGCTCCCCCGTCAACTGGAACTGCCGTCCGTCGCTCCTGCTCCGCTCCCTGCTCCGGTGGCTCCAGCCCCGATCACCA